TCCGAACCGGCAGATTACAGGTGTTTAGCAACCTCACCCCTTGGTTCGAGGAATTCCGCCGATACCATCGAAAGAAGGGAAAAATCCACAAAGAATACGACGATCTGATGGACGCTACACGCTACGCCGCTATTTCGGTTACCCGATTCGGTCAGAACGATGCCGAGCAAGATAAAACAGCAAACAGAACAGGACACACATCCCATGAATACGATTATTGATGAGCAGGAGCTGCTTTCGACGCTCGAACGAAATATTGACGCGGCAGACACCTACGCGAACTCAGAGGTCGGTGAGCAGCGCGACACCGCCCACCGATATTACTACGGGGAGCCAATGGGCAACGAGATCCGTGGTCGCTCTCAGCATGTAAGCCGAGATGTTTTTGACGCAGTCGAGGCGGTAAAAGCCCTTATGCTCCAAAGTTTCTCGGCAGACAAAAATATATGCCGGTTCGATGCACAAAGCCCCGAGGACGCAATGGGCGCACGCATGGCAACCGCTTGGACCAACTACAACTTCTACAGGCAGAACAACGGCTATAAAATTTTATCGGATGTGATCCATGACGCGCTGGTATCTAAAACCGGAATCGTTAAACGGTACTGGAAAGACGATTACAAGTTCGAGGAATTTGAGTTTGAGGGCGTAAACGAGAACGACTTCAACCAGATGATGTCGGACCCGAGCGTTGAACCTGTTGAGCTTATGGAGGAGGCGGTTGAGGTTGTTGACGAGCAGACCGGAACCGTTTACAGCGAGCTTTCCATATCCGGCTCCGCCCGCAGGCGCATAGACACATCCAAGGTCTGCGTCGAGACCATTGAGCCAGAAAACTTTCTGATCAACCCACGCGCAAAAACCGTTCAAGACAGCGACTTCTGCTCCCACCGCATGGCAATGACCCGAGGTGAGCTATTGGCGGAGGGGCTTCCGCAGGAGATGGTGGATAAGCTCGACGAGGACGATATGCTTAAGGACGATGGCTCTCTGGGCCGCGACTCCGTGGACAGCTTCCGCCATGACCGCTTCGGCTTAGATGACTCTGAGGACCGCGAGTACGTCACACTCTTCGAGTCATATATAAAGCGTTACGACTCGGACCTAAACGCCTGCGTGTACTACAAATGTATGCACAGCCGCCACACCATGCTGGATGTTGAGCTTGTGAGCGAGATACCGTTCCGCACGTTTACGCCCTTCCCGTTACCACATAGATTTTATGGTATGTCGCTTGCGGATGTGATTGTTGACCTACAGAAGACGATGTCGAGCCTTAAGCGCGGAGTTGTCGATCACTTGATGCTAACTACAACTTCCCGTTGGGTAGCCAACCTGTCACTGGTCAAGAACCCACGCGACCTGTTAGACAACAGAGTCGGTGCGGTTGTTGACGTTATGTCGCCAAACCCTGAGAGCGTGGTGCGCCCTTTGCCTACACCGCAGCTCAACGGCAATGTCTACACGGCTATTGAGAACTTCGAGCAGGAGAAGGAGCAGCGATCTGGCTCCAGCAGGATGTCTCGCGGCATGGACACAACTGCGGTCAGCAAGCAGAACTCTAGCGACCTGATTAATACGTTCATGAACGCAAGCAACCGGCGGATCATGGTGATGTGCAGGAACTTCGCAGAGAATTTCCTTAAGCCACTTATGCAAGACCTCTACCGCCTTGGCGTCGAATATGAAAACGAAGAGAAGATGCTCCAGCTTGACGGGCGCTTTGTGCCTATCAACCCCGCGATGCTGGGTGATCGCACAGAGATGACCGTCGCCGTGGCGCTGACACCAGAGGAGCAGGCTCAGGAGGCCCAGATGCTTTTGAGCCTCGACCAGCAGTTCACCATGAACCCTCAAGACCCAACACTCGGCGGCCTCTACGGTCAGCAGCAGCGGCACGCGATGATATCCAGAGCCTTTGAGCTTCTGAATATCAAAGAGGGTGCCGCCTACTTAGCGGACCCAAACAGCGAGGAGTTCCAGCAGCAGATGCAGCAGCAACAGCAACAGCAGCAGGAGGAGCAGGCCCGTCAGGAGCAGATGCAGATGCATCAGGCGGAGTTCCAAGCCGACATGCAGTCCAGACAGGTGAGCGTTATGGAGGGCCAGTTGGAGCTGGATATTTTGAAGGAGCAGAACAAGACCGTTTTCGAGCGCCAGAAGCAGGAGCACAAGGAAGAGAACGAGGACTCCAAGCTGCTCATGGACGCAGAGAAAATCAAGCACGAAATGAAAATCAAGAACGCAGAGCTTGAGCTAGAGCGCCAACAGGGGCGGAGCGTGAACATTGGATAACGATTTAAGTAGATTCGACGGCTTTCTCAGCAACGCAAAGGCCCGAAAGGAGCCTAAGCGCCATGCAAAGGAGGTCATAAAGGAATACTTGGAGTATCGGGGACGGGACACCGCCCCCGCCAAGCCAACCAAGGTCGTAAAGGCCAATAAACCAAAGCAACCCAAAGGGGATTTTATTAAATGAGCGAAAATATCGAGAACCAAGAAATGTATGAGCTTGAATCGAAGGCGGCTGCGGCATCTCAGATGCTGAACTCGCAGGTATTCAACGATGCGTTTCAGTCAATGAATCAGGGGATTGTGGACCAGATACTGCAAACGCCACCCGAGGCACCCGAGGAGCGAGAGCGACTCTTTGCGATGTACAAGGCAGGGCAGATGTTCGTGCAGCAATTTGTCTCAGTTATCAACAACTTAGAGTTGCGCAAGCAACAAGAGAGTGAGTAGAATGGCTGAAAATACAATCGAACCGACAGAGCAAACCCCACCGGACTCTCTCGGTTTAAGCGAGATCGAGCGTTTAACCGCCCTTCTGGAGTCCGAACTGGAACAACCGGGAGAGCAAACAGAATCCGATCAAGAGGAGTCTCAGGACTCTGACAACGTGGACGCTGAGTTTGAAAATGTACCCGAAGACGAAGCCGTCGCGGACGAGGAGGTCGAAGACCCAACCGAAGACCCCGAAACGGAAGACTCAGAAAAAGAACTGACATTCGAGGTCGGGGGCGAGACCCTTAGTGCCGAAGAATTAAAGTTAGGATACCTCAGACAAAGTGACTACACACAAAAGACACAGAATCTAGCCGAATCTCGAAAGGCCGCAGAGGCCCAGATCGAGGAAACCACGGCGACGATGTCTGCGTTACTCTCAGCGGCAGGCGCAGACCTATCACGCTTTCAAGGCGTTGACTGGGAACGTGCGGCAGTCGAGAACCCTGAACAATACAAGCAAGCCAAGGCGAGCTTTGAGCAGACCAGATCCACCTACGAATTTATTAAGGCGCAGTCGGATCAGTATCAGGAGCAGCAACAGCAACAGGCGGAAACCGCGCAAAAAGAAGCCGCGACAGAAAGCCTGACTGTACTCAAAACCAATATCCCCAACTGGTCTAACGACCTCTACTACTCCATTGGGGAGTATGCTCAAAAAGATTTAGGTGTAAGCAGCGAGGAGTTTAACCAAGTTGCGGACCACCGGATAATCACCGCGCTCTATAAGGCAATGCAGTTTGATCAGGCAAAAACGGTTGCGGCTAAGAAAAAAATCAAGGCCTCACCCACTAAAACTTTGTCTGGCGGCAAGGCAGACGCAACAAAGGCAACGCAGTCCGAGAGTTCCCGCAAAGCAAGCGAGAGATTGAGGAGAACGGGCCGAGTTGAGGATGCAGCAGCCGTCATCTTGAACAGGATTAAATAAAATGCCTACAGTAGCAAACACCCTAAAGACCTATGATCAGGTTGGTAAAAAAGAAGATTTTGAGCAGGTTATCTATGACATAACCCCTACCCAGACACCTTTCCTTAGCAGTATTGGCAGCTCAACAGCCGAGGCCACACTGCACCAGTGGATGCAAGACTCCCTCGCCAGCGTAGGTAGTAACATCCTCGTTGAAGGCGCGGATGCAGGTGCCGCGTCAACGGTAACTCAGGTTATCAAGAGCGCGAACACACAGATCTTTGGTAAGGTAGTTCAAGTATCCGGCACCGCAGAGGCAATCGGTTTGCACGCCCGTACATCTGATCTTGCTAACGCAATCGCTAAGGCAGGCAAGGAATTAAAGCGCGACATAGAACATTCGTTTGTTGGTTTAGGCCAAGCAGGGACGGCAGGTTCGGGTTCCGCCGGTAGACAGCTAACATCTGCCGCGAATCAGATCTCTGCTACAACCACC